AGTTGAAAAGTGAGGTCACCATTCGGGAGTACTACTCTTTTCAACTCTGCGAATATTATTTCTGGTGCTGTAGCACTTCTTGCAAGACCTTCACCTGTCAACCAATCAAAATCATCAACATCGTTCAGAAGTAAATCATACGAGCTTACACCAGAACCTGGTATAGTTTTAACCCAATTTACTTCTCTTCCAGCAAACCCTGAGAAATCTACTGTAGCGTCACCTGAAGCATCACTTGTCCATTCTCTTATTGTTACTTCGTTATCCATCGTGTAAACTCCTTATTTTTTAAGATAGCCACCAGTGGCTATCCTGTTTATTGTTGTCTATGGTCTATCTATGACCTCAGTCCAATCATCTGTTTCTTTTTCAATATTTCTTAATACTCCTTCTGTAGCTATTATCATAGCTCTTGAGGGTATTGGCACACCATAACTCAATAGCTCCAAAGGTAAATACATATCTCTTCGTGTAAACTCAGCATCTTCATCGAATGCCTTGCTACCTGCTTCGAGCATATCAATTCCTTTTTTCATTACAGTCAGCACAGGGGAATATTGGTAGTCATACCCTTTTAACCAAGATGTTCCTATATCTCTCGCTAACGGCAACCCACCAACCATATTTAATGCTGTACCTTTAGCAATTTCTTTCGCATGGTTCTCTTCTTGCTCTCTTCCTGTAAGCCCATCCCAAGCAGCTTTAGCAAGGTTTTGAGCAATAGCTGGAGCAATAACCATCCAAGCTAAAGTACCGATCACTTCTCTTTTTGACATATGACCAGATAAAGCTTTAGCAACTGTTGTCCCTACTTGATTATGAAAAATAGACCAGTATGAATAAAACATCGCCACCATTCTTGTATGTTCTCCTGACCTCATTATCAAAGGTATGTCTTTAGCAGCAGATGCTGGTTGTGTATTTCTTACTACACTATTTGCAAGGTTCATAGCCAAATCAGCGTTTCCGTTGTATGTAGATAAACCTTTTTTATACCCGCCAAGCCATGTGACAGAAGCTGTTATATCATCAACTTTATGTATCATCCAATATCCAAGTTTCATCATATTTGCTTTATGACCTACTGTTTTTATTTCGGACATAAGCTCTATCATGTCTCTATTCCAGGTTTTTGATCTCATTGCCATTTCAGGTGAAGCAGTTTTTATAGCTTTAGATAATTCTTTTGGACTCAATATATATTCTCCAAGAGCTTTTATTGAATTACCGTACCCCATTTCTGGCATTGCCGTAATAAAAGACAAAGTTTGTTTCACTGCAATTTTAGGGGATAGAGCTAAAGAAGCAAAAGTTACATTCCTTCGTGCTTTACCCATAAATGTGTCGAGTTCAGTACGAGTTGGGCGAGCTAAATTTTTTAACCAAGGGTCAAACTGCTCGTATACTTTTTTGCCCATAGAATTTTCTACTGCCATTTTGAAATCTGGATGACGTGTTAAACGCTGTATATCATTCAACGCTTCCCAATGAGTAGCGTAGTGGACAGTATCAGCAAGATGTTGTGTAAGACCTTTGAACTCAAGTCTTAGTGCTTTTACTCCGCCTTTACGAGCAAGAGTAAAAGTATCTTTAAGACTTGCTCTAAACATATCAGGTGCTTGATCCAAAAATATATCGTCTATAGAAGATGATATATTATCAAATCTTCTATCTCTTAAAATAGGGAAGTACCTTCCACCTTTAGGTCTGGCTAAAACTTCTCCTGTTTTCTTTTTGTACACTTTCGCCAATATAGGATACATTTCGTCGAGGGTGTCAAGTAGACCATCTATTAACTTTTCATCAGAGGCGTTTATAGCCCCCTTTAAAAAAGATTTCAGCGCTTCTTCTGTCACTTGTAGACCTTCAAGCATAGCCTCCATGTTATCCACATGTTTTGTATTTAACGCCATTAATACTGCTGTTTCTTTGTTTATGGGATAACCATTTAGATTGCCACCAGTGGCAGTCCAATACTTTCGTGGGTTCATTTTTGTAGCGAGTTCATGAGCTTTAAAAATGTCTTCGTATCTATTAAAAATCTTAGCTCCTACTCTCTCTTTCGCAACTTCAGCCATTGATGCTTTATTAAATATATTTTTCCACGCTGGGCCAAATTTCTTAAAGCCGTCTAATTGATAGCATATAGGTTCTATTCTTTTTAATGATGCTAAAAACCCTCCAGCGACATCAGCAGTAGATTCTTTTGCAGCAGCTATCGCTCCCAACTTTCCTCTCGACAACTCTTCTAACTGGCTGCCGGTTATTCTTGGCTGCAACATCTTTAGTTTTGGTAGTGTTGTTTGCGCATTTTTATAGATCCCTCTTGCAAGATGTTTAACAAGCAGCTTCTCACCCTTGCGCATTATATACTTTTCGTTGTTAGCTACGAACTTAAATACTTTAACAAAGTTATCCAAGTCTTTTGCCTGCGAATAAGTTAGGTCTAAAAAAGTACGTCCTTGAAAAGGGAGTGAGGATAATAAATCATTATATTTTTTTATCAACACATCAGCACCAATGGATACTTCATCGTTGTACTTCTTTGTAAGGAAAGCCCACATATGTTCATCAGGTTTTGTAGCTGATTGTTTAAATAGAGGAGCTAAAAGGTTATCAAGTTGCGCTCCGTACTCTCCACCTAAACCAAAACTATTTTTTATTCTGTTATTAATTAAACCAAAATTCTTTTGTACTTTAACCGCAGCTTGATACTCTGCTAATCTTTGTGTGTATATTTTTTTAAGACGACTTACGTTTTTCTTATCTGATTTCTGTATCATGGCTAACAATTTAGTGACAGCTCTTTTTGAGGCTTTCACTTCTCTCATTATAAGTTTTGCAGGTAGCACCTGTTCAGTCCGTCTCAAGACTTCTACATGCTTTTGTTGCAGCAACCGACCTTCCTTAAACCCTGTAGTGTCACCGTGTAACTTGAATAGATAATCTGCTTCTTTAGAAGCTACTCGTGTTGAGATTTCATCAGCGTATACTCTGTTAAATTCAGAAGATAATTCTGCAGATGCCATATGTCTTAATTGCTTTTTATTAGGAGTCTCAAAAATTTTAAGCACCATATCGTCTATATCATTATAGCCAAAATCATTGGCTAATTCCCCAAGATTAGCAGAAACGCCTTCTTTATTTATCAGCTCTGGATGCCGCTTCATAAAGGTTTCTGCTAACTCAGGAGAAGCAAATTTATAATTAGAAGGAATACCGCCCTCCTTCTGTAGAGTCTCAACAATGTCTTTCATGGCGTGCTGTTGCCACTTTTCGTTTGCAACTTTATTTATTGTGTTATTTTTGAACTTGTCAAATTTTATAGAGTAATCTCGTACAGCATCTTCTTTTGCTATACGAGCAAGTTTAGCATAATCAGAAGTATGTAGAGTTTTCTTCTTATTCAACGCACCGAGTAAACCATCTATGCTATCTGTTTTAGTCGGTGTTTTCTTCAACTTATCTAATTTTTCTAATCTCTTTCCAACTTCTCCGAGACGAGTATCATACGCTTCCTGCTCAAAAAGACGTAGCATTTTTGAATTTGCTTCAGCGTCGCCCATGTCCATTTTAGTTATTATATCTGAGGAATCTTCTACAAATTCTTTAGATAACCACCCATTTTCTTTAGCCAAAGCAAATTCTTTAGACCAGAATTTATGTGGAGCGTTAGATATCTTATGAGGAACTTTAGCTGCACTCCTTCCGGCTGTCCTTGCAAGTCTTTTAACAGTGCCGTTTATCACCCAATTTTCTGCGGTGAAAGCTGAGAGTAACGTAGTACCTATATGAACAGGAGTTTCAAGAGAAGGATGTAATTTACCTGCTTGCTTGCCTAAATACGCACCACCACCTTCGGCGACAAGTGAAGTTGCCATACCAACAGTAGCAGCAGGTACACCAAATATTGGTGCTGTAGTCACACCAACAGCAGCAGTAATAGGAAGAAGCCAATCTTCTTGTATTGCTTCTTCTTCAGGGGATGGTGGCTGCCAAGACTCATAATACATCTGTTCAAAGGAGTCGTCTTTTAGACTTTTCTCTTTATATTCTTTTTGCATTAACTCAAAAGAATCATTATGTTCCTGCATTTTTATCCTCTTCTTCTTTCTGTCTGTTGTTCAATTCTAATAACGTCTCTGCTAATGTAGGTCTGTGTTCTTCGTATTCTATTTGCATTGTTTCAAGTGAATCAGCTTTTTGTTTAAGTCCTTTCTCAGATAACATTATTCGCTTCCTCCTTCACGAGAGATAATATTCTTTGCACGTGTAATGCTATCAGGTGACACCGGTATCCCCATTTCTTGCAAGCGCCTGATAGCTTCGGCATCCTCTGGATTGCCGCTGGTGGTAGTCTCTTGTTGTTTCTGTTTCCGTTTCTGGTCTTGTTGCTCCACCCAAACTCTATTTGGAACATGAGATATCTCACCTTTTTCAAGTAACTCATCAGGATTGTATTGCCAACGTCTCGTGTATTTTTCAAAGAATGGAAAGAACGGAGCTTTTCCTGGACGAAATTCTGGACGACCATATGTATAACTCCCGCCTTCTAACATCTTATCAGCAATATCTTTGATACGTGGATCAGTAGCAGCGTATCCTAATCTTCTCGCTTCAGCTTCAAGGTACAGTTTAAAAGAATCTAATTCAGTTATATCTACTAACAATTCTTTTTCAGCAATACCTGATGGTAAGTCTTTTTCTTTTTTAATTTTTGACAAGTCTATAAACTTTTTATACGCTACATCAAACCAGTTTGTGGTGTACCCTTTGTCGATTTGACTCTGATGTTTTTTCAGTTCGGCGAAGAAAGGTTCAGGTTTGGCACTTGTTCCAGCTATAGTGTTTAAAATGTCGCCTTTATTAGTTATCTCTCCGTTATTTATACTTCTCATTAAATTCTGTGAGTCCACGTTGCTGAACTCCCCACCGAGTAATAACTTATTTTTTCTGGATTCGTACATACCCGAGCTAACAATATTGTCTCTGTACGCTTGTTCTAAATCAGCCAAAGCCCCAACTGTGTTCAACACGCCAGTATCTTTATTATAGAACTTATCGTGACTTCTTATTGAATAGTCCTCTTCGCGTTTAGCCTTAGCACGTGTCTCTGCATTCAACTTATAAGTATTATTGCTCCATAATATAGCAGATAATTTAAGTCTTTGTGTAGGTTTTAAGCCCAACTTTCCTTCTTCATCTCTATCTACAAATTGAGCAGCAGCAGCATCATCATCTGGGAACATTTTTTGAAGAGTACCTAAAGCCGTATCATAAATAGAATCATCTTTTGCTACTTCCATTTTCTTCGCCATAGTGTTATAAGTCTTAGGTAAAGCGTTTTTTATATACACTTGATTCTTACCCCAAAACTCAACTGCTCCAGTAGGATTGTCACTAATCCACTTTGTAAGCGCAAAAGTCGTGTAGTCCTCTCTTAATGATCTACGATTAGTTTCTATCTGGTCGTCTGTAAGGTCTGGATGTCGAGCTAACTCAAAAGTTAAAGTATCATTCACCTCTTGCTCTATCCCATCAACATCACCTACTTGTAGGTCTATTATATTTGTACGAGCGTTTTGTATTGTACGTATCCGAGCTTCCTTATCAGCTACGTTACTTTGAGCTATCGAAAAATTAACAACACCTAAAGCATGTTTATTATACTCCCTGTTGAAGTATGTCGTCAATTCTTGTGTAGTCTTAGCATCTAAACCTTCTTGTATTAAAGTTTCCCTCATATCAGGTTCAGACTTTTGTAATTTAGCTACTAACCCGAGTGCCTGTCCACCAGTAAGTTTTGAGTACCCCTCTTTTGCGTTACGGAAGTGCTCACTTATTTGCATTTGTAGTCTTTGAGACTCAGCTACACGAGTAGTCTCTTCTCTCTTAGCAAAAACTTCAGATACATCTTTAAGCGCACTACTCATATCTTCCAAACCACGCGCAAGAAAGTTCTCACCTGTTCCAACTATGTTAGTTGGACGAGCCTTAGAGACTCCGATGTCTTTAACTCCTGGCATGGATAATCTAAAATTAGATATCCGTGATTCTTTTTGTATTTGTAACTGTTGTATTTTAGGCATTTTTTGTATCCTGTGATTGCCACTGGTGGCAGTCTAATTTATTAATAGTTTTTTGTGAACCACTCGGATGAAGTTATACCTGACCCACCTAATGAAGGACTCCCACCAAAACCAGAACCGCCTCCCATTGAACCCGCAGAACTTAGTAGACTTGACCCCATTGATAGGATGCCCCCATATTGTACATTCTTTGCTTTTTTCCTGTACATGCTCGCTTCTGCTAATCTGCTTTCTACTTCGTATCCTGTCTCTGCATGCATCCTCTCTCTAAACCACTCATAAGTTGCCTCACCACCTTTTCTAACTTCATCAGCTTCTTTCATACGAGCTTCAGAAAATACTTCATGTCCGCGCATAACAGATTCTCTCTCTGTCTCTGCTACTTTAGCAGTCCTCGACATAACTGCTAAAGGAGAACCTTCAGATAATGACACACCAGAAGCTGCATAACCTGCTATCTGGGCTGCCCTCACTATGTCTGCTTCTTCTTGTATTCGCTCATTAGTAAATTCTGCTTTCTCTAAACTAATATCTGTCTCCCATTCAGCACGTTCTTTAGCAAGTTCTGCTTCATAGTCCACCTGTTCCATCTTGATACGTTTTTCACGAGCTTCCCGTTCCTGTGCTATTTCAGCTTGTTTACGGGCTTCTCTTCTTCTCGCATCAGCTTGGTCTTTTTGCCCCAACATCCCCAATAAAGACGACCCAGCTTTTGCTGCTCCTGCCACAACCGCTACTGTCGCGCTAACACCCATATCCAGTCTCCATAGTAAATTTGTACTCAGTTAATTTAAAATTCAATCTTTCCATGACATTAACAAAAGCATGTTCTACTTTCATGCCTAACATAATAACTTGAACTTTGTCTTTTAGTATTTCAACAGCAAATTTAATAAGTTTGTATCCTGTCATACCTTTACGATATTCTTTTTTAAGAAAAACTATATCGTTATCAGCAACAAGAGTATTGCTATAGTGTAGATGTGGTGTTATAATAGACACATAGTATCCAATTAATTCTTTAGAATCTCTAACAGTAACTACATGTAGCAATTTTTCTTTATTAATTGCTTCGTATAAAACAAGATTAGGCTTTAACACAACTTTTTCTCTGTCGAAAGCACATATTTCTTTCCAATGGTCTACCGCAAGTATATGTATCTCGTCCACAACATCTGTCCAATTTTCTTCTTGGTAAGTTATCATGATGTTTTCGCCTCATACATAATTGCTAATATATTAAAAGGCAATGGTGTATCGTGTACAATTTGCATCTTAGATTGTCTATCAAAGCTACCTGAAAAAGGCATAGGATCAGTGTCGCCTGTGAACAGATCAGAAGAACTAAAAGTGTATTCGTCTAACAAGTCGTTAGTATCCCCTAACTTGAAACCTAATGATCTGTCCAAACGTAACGACACCCTTCGTATCCTCTTCATGATACCTTGCGAAGTTCCTAAAGGATTACCACCTTCTATAGGTAGAGTGATAATACTACTCTCGTAAGCTAACCCAACATGAACCTTACTTGCTGCTGTATCTAATGTTATTGCACCACCAGATACAACCTTAGAAGCTTGCTGCACACCATCACCAAGGATGGTAACAGTTTCACCTTCAAGATGGTCTAACCCGCTAACCGCAGTTGAAGCGCTACCTGTTCTCGTTATGCCAGAGTCAACAAAGAAAGAATCTTCAATGTCATCTTCATCAGAAAGTCCCTCAACCATATACTCTATATAGCTCACTGTCTCACCATTTATTGTTCTCTCTATAACAGCCCATACTTCATCTTTTCTAACTCCTTCTACTGCTCTGGCAGGAGCTAACCAATGAGCTTTGGCATCCGTTCCACCTACTGTGTGTCTATGCCACCCGAATATCTTATGCTCAGGTTCATATGTTAGCCCTATTAATCTCCCATCTGTACGTGCTGCCCACACCATAGAAGCAGGTAGATTTGTATATATATAATTTTGTATTCCTGATTTAGCTATATGGTTACTCAGTATTGTTAAATCAGACGCACCATACTTATCCGAATAGCCACCAGTGGCAGTCTTAGTTGCAAGACGACGAAATATTCTTTCCCCTTTTTGCAGCATGATGACACTATCATCAATTCTAACTGGTTCTCTTTCTGCACTACCATAGTTAGTAAGTAGTACAGGTCTCATATTACTGGGTGTTAATGCTTCATTTAAAGAGTTAGCACTTAGTTTAAACTCTGCGTTAGACCCTCCTAATATTATCTCTTCTCCGGGGGACACCCATAAAAACTTAGTAGCTGCTTTAACTTTTAATTTTATTGCTTCATTGTCGAGACCAGTCCCAACCCTCATATCGTTATATTCCGCTGACTTACTCCCCCATATGGCGTTTAGTTCACGTGGAGTTGACGTAAAGAAATGCCGTTGCTCATAGAACCAGTTTATCGCTGGGTAATTGTTTATAGGCACTTCCACAGTTGACACAATCTCGAGTTCTTCACCAGTCGAAGAAGTCATGACGCGCTGTGTCGTATCATCTGGAGTACCTGTTGAGCTAACTGCCACAAATAACCGCGTGCCAGGACTCCAACATACTCCGTACCAAGACCCTTGGTCTTCTACTGCATCTGGTATAGCTGTCCAGGTGCTGCCATCATGTGATGTCATAACCCTATTGCTACCATTTCTCGCAACAGCTACAAAAATAGATAGGGTGTCATTCCAACACACGGACATCCAGTAGTTAGTTAGTTCACCAGTATTTATAGCGCTCCAACTCACCCCATCAGTTGACGTTACTACTCTGTGTTCTGTGTTGGAAGGGCTGTATGACACCGCTACAAAAAGTCCTTTTTCTGAACTCCAACATACTGACCCCCAATCACCATAACCATCAGCACCTATATACCTTCTCGTCCAGTTAACCCCATCTGGTGAAGTCAGAACATAACTATTATGGTAAGGGGTAATAACGAATAGAGTTAAGTCAGTACTCCAGCATATAGCTGACCATGAGTACGCATACGCAGAAGTTCGTGACACCCAATTTATACCATCAACAGAGGTCATCATTTGGTTAGTACCACTTGAAGCAACTGCGCAAAAAATAGCTAAATCAGGACTCCAACATACCGCATTCCAAGTATTAGCTTCAGCAGCAGTTCGTGTAGTCCACGTAACCCCGTTGGCTGAAGTCATAACTCTATGTGTCCCACCATTAGCAACTGCACAAAATAATCCTAACGTTGGACTCCAACAAACCGATACCCATTCACCTACTGACACCGAAAGTTGCACTGTCCAATTTTCACCATCTGTGGATGTCATTATCCTTCCGTTGTCACCTCCACTCGCTACAGCGCAGAACATACCTAATGCAGGACTCCAACAAACTGAACGCCAAACATTTGTTTCGCATGTTTGTACTACCCACGGTACTGGTGTATGTCGGGTGTACGCGAGTTCAACTTCATCAGTGTCATGCCAGTCAGTAGTTGAAACTTCAGAAGAAGTCATTACCCTATTGCCTGTACCACTTTCGGATACTGCTGCGATGCGGCGTATTCCTGGAGCGGTGCATACTGCTGTCCAGTCATTGTCAATAGGTGAATCTACTAACGTCCACTCAATTCCTTCAGGGGAAGTCATTATTCTGTCCCCTGTCCCGTCTTTGGACACTGCTATAAAAATAGAGAATGAGTTGCTCCAACATATAGATTGCCACTGGTGGCTACCCGGAACTATATGCACCTCCCACTCAACACCATCTGTGGAGGTCATTACCCTCCCTGAAGTCCCACTCTCTGCTATCGCTACGAAAAGTTTTCGTGTGGGACTCCAACAAACGTCTTTCCAACCGTTGTCTATGTCAACTGACACTATTGACCACACACTCCCATCTTGCGATGTCATCACCCTGTACTGCTCTCCTTCGGATAAATCATTCTCTGATGTCATCACCCTTGTAGACGTACCTGTTGAAGCTACACTGGCAAAGCGCTTCAATTCTGGGCTCCAACAAACTCCCTGCCAGTCATTGTCAGCAGATGATATACGTGTAGTCCACTCTTTCCCATCAGGTGAAGTCATTACTCTGTTTGATGAACCACTGGCAGCGACAGCTATGAATAGCTCTTTCTCTGGACTCCAACATACATCTCTCCATTCGTCCTCTGAAGCTGCTTCATAAGTAACCCAGTCTAAACCATCTGTGGAGGTCATTACTCTATAGTCACCATAGTCAGCTACTGCAACAAAAAGTTCTAACTCAGGGCTCCAACAGACCGACCTCCACCTATAATCAGCACCATATCCTCTGTTAGTCCAGTTAAGACCATCAGAAGATGTCATTACTCTGTTGCCACCGTTTCGAGCAACAGCTACAAAAAGCTCTAATTCTGGACTCCAACATACTGCTGTCCACCTATTATCACCTGTATGAATCCTAATAGTCCAAGTAATCCCATCTGATGAAGTTAATATTCTACTGTTATCGTCCGCTACAGCTACAAATAATTCCCTTTCCTGACTCCAACAAACTCCGTTCCAGTTTCCTCTGTCACCAGAATGTGATCTTGAAGTCCACGTAATACCATCAGGTGAAGTCATTATCCTATCTGTCCCATCATGCGAAACAGCCACAAAAAGGTTTCTTAGCGGACTCCAACAAACGCTAATCCACTGGTTAGCAGCAGCCGCAGTTCTGGAAGTCCAAGTCAACCCATCTGGTGAGGTCATAACCCTGTTAGTACCGTCACTTGACACTGCTACAAAAAGCCCTCTTAGAGGACTCCAACATACGTCATTCCACGTGTTGTCAGCAGCACTTGTTTGTGTCTCCCAGGTATGCTTGTACTCGTACTTATATGGATGCGACGCATTTGCCACAGCAACAAAAAGAGATTGTAACTGACTCCAACATACGGATTGCCAATCGTTATCTGCTGCTGATTCTTTAGTAGCCCAAGTGACTCCGTCCAACGAAGTCATAATTCTATTTGCTGTACCACTACTCGCAACAGCGGCGAATATAGCTAAGTCAGTACTCCAGCATACAGATGTCCAATTATTGTCCACTGCGGAAGTACGTGCAGTCCATGCTACCCCATCAGGAGAAGTCATAACTCTGTTCCCAGTACCAGTATTAGCTACTGCACAAAACAGCTCTAAACCTGGACTCCAACATATATCTTGCCAATCGTTATCCACTGCTGAAGATCTTATGTCCCAGTTGATGCCGTCTTCTGAAGTCATGACTCTATTGCCTGTTCCTGTATCCGCAACAGCACAATAGATTTCCAATTCAGGACTCCAACAAATACCTTGCCAATCGTTGTCTGCTGCTGAAGCTCTCACAACCCATGTGTGTTCGTAGTCATGTATAAAGGATATATCACTTAAATCCCAGTCTGTGTGGTCTGTTCGTGTCAATGCAGCGGGTGGGTGGTTGGAGTGCGTGATGTATAAAGTATCTTCATCCGCAGCGAACCCTAAGTCTTGTATCTCAATATGCGCATAATTTGTTGATATCTCATATGGTACTGAGCTTTCTTGAATCTGCTCTTGGTCTATGTAAAATCTTATATAATATGCTCCAATTTCGAGAACATAGGCGTATTTGTTCTTGTAGTTGAACTCAACTATTATTGGTTTTATTAACGAGTCTTTCACTTCAGCTACAAAATGAAACCCACCTCGTTTTATTAGTCCGCCGTGTGGCTGCACAATCATATTTTCTGCAAAACTCACCCCAGATTTATATTTCTCTAACTCTACCTGACCACGTAATTGTGGGCTGAGTTCACCTGAGTTAAAGTTGCTTTGTATTGCATCAAATTTCATTTTGTCTCCTGATTGCCACTGGTGGCAATCTAAATTAATATCTTGATTCCAACCAATCTGTAGCTTCTATACTTTCAAGATCACTCTCAATAGAACCAGCAAAACGTGCTTCAGATATTTTTACTTCAAACAATTCGTCCATTTGTCTACTCAAATTAACACTGTCAGAAAGAGGTACAGCTAACTCTCTCGCCAGTAAAGCTGCTAATGTCTCAGCAAAAGAATCATCCATAGTTGGTACATCAGTCACTTCATAAGTGTACTTGATATCCAAGGTCTCTTCGTTGCACAGAATCATACCATTCTCAATTGCATATGGTATTGTGTTAGGATAAAACGATATTAACTGAATGTAGTCGGTAGGTAGCGTAAACTCATAGTCAAACTCAAACTCTGGAGTAGATCCTGTCTCAGCAGTAAGTGCTGCTCTTTTTGTTGCAAAGTTCCAAGTGTATTTTCGTAATAAGTAATTACGTTTATTAGCATATTTCAAATTACACAACCTCGC